TAGGGACGGCAAGCTCTCCAGCATCGCGCAGGAAGGCCTCGATAAAACGGGAATCGAGCCGGAAGGAATGCTGCATCGAAGACCGCATTGCTTCGATCGTATCCCCTCCGGGGGCTTGCTTCTTGCCTCTGAGCTCGTAGGGGTCGAATGATCCTGCTTGCCGGTCAAGCGTGGGGATCAGGTAGGAGGAGAGGAAGGCAAAGATGTAGCCAGGAAGCATTGGCGGATCTAGGAAGCGAACGTCGCGCGCCGGATCTCCCGTAGGGCTAAGCTGAAGCTCTGATCCTGGCAGGTCCGGGTAGAACATACGCCAGGCCTCTTCGGTCATTGCGCCCATGCGCCCAATGCGCGCCGGGTTGATCGCGCGCTTGATCGCATCGGACGTACCTGCTCCAATTTCATTGATCGCCTCCACAATGGGGATGAGGTCTCTGTACTTGCTGAGACCGTAGAAGGAGAACACGACCGGGTCCAGCACCAGCGCAGCGTACGGGTAGAGACCATGCCAGTATGGAGAGGTGCTGTCGTAGAGGATCTCGTCTCCAGCAAAGATGATCAGCCGCTTGCGTGGGAACAGCGGCTGGCCAGGATCGACCGTGTACCAGTAGTTGTACGAATCCTTGGATTTGTCATGGTCCACTACCTCAAAGGGGTAGGGGCTCTCGTTGATAGACGGATCGTCAATGTAGAACTCCTCCAGACGCACCTTGCTGAACTGCGTAGTGCCGAAGGATGAGAACGCTTTTGCCAGGAGGCGCTTGGTGGGCTCCGGGTAGGTCATCCAGACAGTGTCTGGAATTTGCGGAGGCCTGGACACCTTGGCTCCAGGCTCCTCTGGCGATTCCAGGGACGCATGCTTGCGGATTGCGTCTACCTTGTGCGGCCATTTCTTGATGAAGTACAGGAGCGGCTTCTCTGCGGTGTAGACGACTGCCGAGGCTTCCTGGATGTCCTGCTTGGCATCGAGCGGAATCACTGAATCGATGCCAAGACTGCTGACAATGAGCTGGCCTGGATACGCTGCTCCGATGCGCCAGAATCCTACCCCGCCGAGCATGGCGTGATCGACCACCTCGATCAGCCTCAGCTCCATGTTCAGGCGCATCCACTCGGACAGGATGACGTTGCGAACGATCTTGGCCTGCTCTTCAAAGGGCGTGCGCCCAGTGACCTCAATCGTGGGCCTGACGTCAGTGAGCAGCGCCAGCGTCTCCCGGCGCACAATCCTCAAGCGGTTGTCGTAGAACCGCGAGCGGTAGCGCGGGCGCTTCTCGCTCCAGTGCTGTCCCAGCAAGTACTTGAGGTACTTGGGGATGTTCTCATATTCCGGACTCTGCTTCAAAGTCTCAGTGGCGCGGCGGCGAACGGTCTCACGCCACTCCAGCATCTTGGACTTGTAACCGTCAGTGATGTCTAGCGTCCCTGATCTCTCGCGCACCAGTGGCGCTCTGGGAGCCTGCTCAGCTACGGTGGGCATCCTGAACCTCCTTGAGAAGCTTCTGACCCGTCTCTGATCCTGCGGGCACTCGTTCCACAGCCACCGGCTCAGACGGCTGGCGGCGCGCTACAGGGAGCTTTTCGCCACGGTAGATGGCCTCACGGATCTCACGCTCCTCAGCAGCAGTAATCGGGATAATCCGCCGGCCATCCTCGCTGATTGTGGCATGAGCTGGAAGCTCCCATGGATCAGCCAGCCCCTCCTCTTTGATGTACCGGCGCTGATCCTGCCACGTTTCGATCCATACCCTCTCTGGCTTGTCTACGTTGCGAGTCTTCCACACCCAGTGCCCTCCGGAGGAGCGCTTCTCGCGCTCCTCTCGGGTGAGGTAGCGGCGAGAGATCTGTCCGGTAAAGACCACTCCAGGGGCTACACCTCTGAGGCGCGAGCCGCATACCGAGCACAGCGGCCAGGGGGAATCGTAGCCAACTTCAATCTCGACTCGATTCCAGCGCTCCGAGCATTCAGGGTTTAGGCACTCGAAGTTCATTTCCTGGAGACCAACTCTAGGATATCAGTGTAGTAGATATCTTTCTTCCCAAGTGCTTGGGTGAGCTGCCTCCAGGCGCTCTCAGGGAACCGGATGCGCTTCGGCTCCTGAGTTGTGAAGAACAGGTGCCCCTGGTCCATCATGAAGTCCATCGCCTCTTGGATCACCTGGTCCACAGTAGTGCCACGCGTTCGGGCGATATCCTGAATTGCTGGCAGCCACGCAGGGTCCACCTTCCAGGTAGCTATGTAGGCGCTCCCACTCCTCGAAGCAGCGGCTTCGACCAGCTCAACGATCTTGTCTTCGCTGTCGGCGATGCGCAGGATGCGCTCTGTGGCCTCAGGGCTGATCAGCATCGCGCCAGCCGCTAGGTTCTCGACGATGCGCTCGACAACGTCCTCAATCGACACATCCCCTTCAACCATCAGGGATTCCAGGAGCTTGCGCTCCTCCTCACGGAGGGATAACTCCAGGAAGTAGATCTTCTCTTCAGAGTTCCTCATATGATCTTCCTCTCTCTTCGCTCTGACCCTGGAAGTCCCATTCTATCGAGTGGGAGACCATGGCCTCGCTAATTTTTCGTTTCGCCCGCACCTGGACGCGCGAGCACCTCGGGCACTTGATGATGGCGTGCGAGACGGGATTGAACGTAGCGCTCTCCCAGGAGAAGCCGCACGCTGAGCATGTGAGCACCCACTGTGGAGACTCAATCAACCCTCCGGAAATGGAAGCGGGCTGCTGAATGCGCCCGAACCCGGCGTGCACGTCAGTCTCGCGGGAGGCGTAGAGCGCAATCATCGCAGCAAACAGCGTATCGTCGTGGAATCCCCGCCCAGCCTCAACGCGCGTTGAATCCTCTTCCTTTTGGAAGGTTTCCATCTCGGAGTAGAACGTCTGGTCCCGAACGACCCACAGGCCTCCCTTCAAATACTTTACAGCGGTTTGCCACAGCGCGGGGCGCGTTTTCTGGTTCGTCACCCAGTGAAACTTGTTCGATTCCGGGCGGCCCACGTTGTCGTGGTGCTTCCAGCGGTACAGGTTCGGATACTGGTAGAAGTTCTTGAGGTTGTCCCCGACGGTGGTGACGGTATTGTATTCGACGGTCACCAGAGCATTATTGTACAACCTCCCGAGGGCGTTGACTACAGTGGCGAACTCGAACGGCGAAATCGTGTTCGACCGGTAGGTTGCCACATGGACGTCTGGGTTGGCGCCCTTGCCGATCCGGTTGACCCATGCTACCGAGTAGTCATGGGTTCCGCCGAGCCCCTCAGCGGGATCTGCTCCCAGCGAGTATTCGGCTCCGCGCTGCGGCCATTCCCAGATCTTGAGCGGGAACGAGATATCGTAGCGGTGATCCTCCTTGCACCAGCTCTGGCCACACCGGCCCGTTGCATGGTCTGCCACCCAGTGGATGTGCCCGTCGGCGTCCAGATTGCCTCTAGCGATCGGGTTGTTGTCGATCGTTGCCGCTACGGCTTCGAAGCACTCCGCCGGGAAGACCTGCGTTCCTGAAAGCTGGAACGCCTCTTCGGGTGTCGAAGCCAGCTCCTGGCGCAGCTCCTTGAGGGCATCTTCGCCGCGCTGCGACTTGTTGATGCGCTGGTGCCAGATGAAGCAGAGCTGCTCGTCGGTGAGCACCAGCGGCTGAAGGGTTCCTGCGGAGCACCTTGGGCAAGTGATTCCCACTATGCTCCGCCCGTTTCGGACCGATTCAAAGTACTGCAAGCACTCTTGGTTTGTGCAGCGCGTCCAATCGCGCTTGACGCGCTCTCGCAAGGCAATCTCTGGCTTCTCTGGCCGCCATCCCCTCTCCGGAGCCATCACGCGAGTGCGCTCGAAGAACCACGGCAAGAAGACCGGAATCCATTCCGCTTTCTCGCCCATCTCGACATTGGCTCGCCAAAGCTTGTGCGCGTACGTTCCTGAACCCTTGGCAGTGCTTTCTAGAATCGCAAACGTATCAGGGTGGTTCGCCAGAGCGTACACCATATCGCCCTCAATGATCGCTCTGGCCTGGTCCTGGCTGTAGTCGGCGTACTCGGAGTTGTGCGCCACTCCGATCACTGTTACGAAGTCGTGCTCCTTGGCATCGATTTCGATGTCCCAGAACTCGCCCACCATGTCATAGGACGTTCTCATTACGGCGACTTCGACGAACCGCCCGTCCTGAATGATGCTCCACATGGTGTCCTTGCCAATCGGGCTGAGCGACAGGTCCCAGCGCGCGCGGTGGTACTTGATGTACTTGCGGCGCGCGAATACGAACTTCGGCCAGTAGCCCTCCACGGAAGCGATCAGCTCGCGCGCCATGACGGCGCGCTCCATGTTGTCAGAGCTGAACCACGGGATGCCAGCTCGATCGACTTCAACGCGGGAACCTGCGATCAGACCATCGAGCAGCGCCTTCGCCTGCTCCCGTCCGATGCTGAAGATCTCGTCTGAGAGATTGCCCTTGGGAGCCAACAGGTCAAGGATCATCATCAGGCGTGGCGAGGAGAGCGAGAGGAACAGATGGAAGGCGTTTTTCTCAATCGCCAGCGCCTCTTCGTCCGCCTCCTCCTCTTCTCCTACTCTGGGCGCAACAGTCATTGCGCGGTCAATGGAGACCGACACCTCAACCCCTGCCGCCTTCGCCTTCTCAGCGACTAGAGCAGCAGCCTCGTTGGCCACCTGCTCAGATCGCATCCAGTGCAATGAACTCACGCTGCCGCTGCGCGACCTGCTGATCGTATCTGAGGCCGCAACAAATCCCACTAGGAACGCCTCTTCCGGCCTGATCGCAGAGGGCACGATCTTCTGGAGGGAATCGTCAATGGGCCGGATTGGGTACACAATCCGGTCCCCAGGAGAGATGGACTGTGCCTGGCGGAATCCATCTGGGGTCAGGAACTTGTGGTCTAGGGTAGAGGAGACATACCACGGCGATCCCCACACAGACAGCCGAATGGCTGTAGGCCCCCTCCGGGCGCTTTTGACCTTCCGCTTGATACGCCGCAATAGGCCTGAGCTCGTCAGAACCCAATCTCCCGGAGACACCTGCGAGATCTTGACCAGCTCGCCGCGCGCAGTGCGGATCAGAGCGTCTGAGGCGAGGCAGATGTGCGCTCCGGTGATGCGGACGCCCTGACCGACGCCACTGAGCTTGGTAGCATATTCCGCTACGACCCTAGAGTTCAGGCCTGGACGTACGCGCCTCTCCTCAGGGTCGCGCGATTCTAAATGCATGCCCTTTTCGTACTTGCGTGAGGCGCATTCCGGCTTGAGCCACCACGGAAGCATGTCGTAGATGTGAAGGACGATCGAGAACAGGTACTCGGAGTGCGGCTGGTTGTAGGAGACGATGAGGCCGTACTTGTTGGAGAAGAAGAAGCAGTGGTGCGCAATCATCGCTTCAATCAGCGTAGAGCAGCCAAGGCGGCGCGCCTTGATGATCTGCACCTTCTGCGGGCGGCCCTTCTCTTTGATCTCCCGGATACGCTCCAGGATCAGCTCCTGCGACTCCCAGAGAACGAACGGACCGTCCATGCCGTTCTCGTAAACGATCCAGAAGTAGTTCCGGGCGGCGTATTCGAACGACTCGCGGCAGCGAGAGATTTCGTTCGCGATGGCTTCCTTCTCGCTGCGCGTGAGCAGCTCCGGCCGGTTGATGCGCTCTGGCCGGTCCAGCTCAGCGATCATTTCAAGGACATGGGGATCTCGCTGCCAGCGCCTAGCAAGCGCTGCGCGCACCTCGGCGGCGTCCTTGAGACGCGAGATGCGATCAGTCGGCTTGCCCGCCGCCATCGACGTCCTCCACAGGAGAAGCTTCGAGCAGAAGCGGGGACTGAGACGGACTGATCTCTTGGCGGCTAGATGAGTCTAGGCTCCTCACGACGCTGTCAAAGCTGAATGAGCGTGA